GGTATATTCTCCGGAGACAGCACCGAGCCCTGCCTGTACCGTGTCAAAGCCGCCGGTCATGCGAAGGCTCAGAACGACCAGCAGAGCGCCACCCATGAGAATAATGCCCAGCTGGACAACATCGGTGATGATGGAGGCTTTCAGCCCGGAGAAGCGGGAGTAGGAATATGCGATAGCTGCCAGGGCGAGCGTCATGCTCCAGAATGGCAGCCCCGTAATGAGGGCCAGCGTCTTTCCCCCGGCGAGCAGCTGCACTGCCGTTGAAAGAACGGCCAGCGCGCCGAGCTGGAAGGAGTAGACGCCCTTGACCTTGCCGGAGTGATAGCGCTCCGCCATGTAGCCGGTCAAGGTGATGCCCTCCGGGTACTGCGCCCGGATCCTTTTTGCAAAGGGGATAAACAGGATCAGGCACAGCACATTCGGTACCGTAAACCAGAACATCCCCGGGATGCCGCGAGTATAGGCCATCTCCGAGGAAGTGAACAGTGAGGGAGCCCAAATCCAAGTGGCGGCGATGCTCATGGCGGCAATCACCGAGCCGATGCGCCGGTCCGCCACATGGAAGCCCTCTGCGTCGGTCGTCTTTCGGGTGAACATCAGCGTGACGCCGATCATCAGCACCGCATAGACGGCCAGAATGACAATTCCGAACATTTTGGAAATCTCCTTTTGTGATGTCACCGCTGCCCTCTGCTGGCGAACATCGGACCCGGCGCATGACCGGCGCGCAAGGAGTAACGCGCGGGCCTCAACCTCCTTCCCAAACGAATGACGGCCACCCCGCGAGGGATGGCCGCCTGGCTTATGTAGGATTTTACGAGTCTAATCCTAATACATGGTGCGGGGAATATCAAGAAACGAGTTGCAACAGCGAAGAACAGCTTTTAACTACCGAGGTAGCGGTAACACACCATCTTTACCGAATCTTCCGAATTGCGGCCTCCTATGACCGCTGCGACCTCTTTCCATGCGAGCCCTCTCAGGAAGCGCAGCCGGAAGATCAGGCGCGTCTGGTCATCGTCGATGCCTTGAATGAACGGCATGATCTGCCCCTCGCTGGCCTTGACCTCTTCCTCCAGAAAGCCGACACGCGCATCCATATCCACGATCTCAGCTGCGAGGTCGCCGACCTTATCCTTTATGCCGGGAGTATGCGGCATACCTGTGAGGGCAGCCGCGCCGGGGCAAGCCGCGTCACGCAAGGACTGTAGCATCTCCCTTGCCCTTGCCAGTTTCTCTATCAGCTCAAAATGCTGATTCAATTCCGAAAGCGTCGTAATAGCTCACCCCAATCTGTTCTTACTTCCTCTTGCCGCCCTGCTGGCTGACAGTCTCTCCAATCTGCATTTGCCGGTATGTTGGCTGCACTACCTCTACCGACACCACACGGGTATCTCCGTATCGCTCCAAATCCTGAGCAATCTGCTCCTTTATGCCAATGGCCTGTCCTGCCGGAGCATTGACGTGAACGGTGATAATGAGCATCACCGCACCGTCTGATAGGCGCGAGCTTTCTTGTTATAGGCCAGGTCGACCGGCGCACCACAGGAAAGGCAGTTGTAGGTGATACTGTCCTCTTCGATGTTTGTTCGATACTTGAAGCTCTTCCCGCACTTACAGCGGATGTGCGCCGACGTGAGATCGTGCAGCGGCGTTTCTCCACCGCAGGCCGCACACCGATAAGACGAGATAGGCTGTTTGACACAAAAGCCTCGCAAATCTCCGCACTGTGCGCACCGAATAAGCAGAAACCCCTTGTATGTCTTCGGCGTGGTCTCCTCGACTTCTGCTCTATCAGGGGTAGCCCATGTCTCTTTCGGCCCGAACATAGTCTCCGCGCGGCTGGGCTTTGCACGAAGCGAAGTCGGCTCTGCTTTGTGCATCTCCGGCAGAGATGCCTTCGTTGCAGCCCCGCGCCACACAGGGCGGCAGTCTATACCATTCCCGAGGCGGCAATGCCATCTGTTCGCGCCGCTGAATTCCTCTTTCTCTCCATGCTCGCAGTATTCGCAGTTGCCGTTCAGCCAAAGCAGAGCGGCAATATCGGTCGCGGCGGCGTTGATCGCCTCCTCCGCTCCCGCAAACTCCTGCACCAAGTCAAAAAGACGGCTGTAATCGTCGTACTGAATACGCCCGGTTTCGTTCAGCTCATTGACAAAATCGAGCAGCTCTTCAAACTTTCCCATTCAATTCTCCTTTTCGGTGTGTGGAAGGGGGCGCGGTTCAAAACGCCATTTCCGCGCATCATTGCCGATCTTCTGGTGAAGTCGAGCAACAGCAAGCATAGGTGTGTCCTCAGAAATCCCAAACTGAAACTCTTTACTCTGGCAGTTCCAAATGCCATATTTTTCACCAGATATTCCTCGTTGATATGTTTCCTGTCGCATTTTGTGCCTCCTTATCGCTTTCCAAACACAAGCTTCAATAACTCAATGTCACAGAGCACCCACAGCGCCATTGACGTGAACTCTTCCACTGTAGGGGCGGGTAGCCTTTCTTGACTCACGCACTGCAATACAAGAATGAAGATAAACAGAGATACCACCGCCACCCTCACTTTCTGAAGCTGCCCGCCGCCCGGCAGCTCCCCCAGTGGGGAGCGAAGCCGGTGCCGGTGGCCTTGTGCGGATCTTCCGTATACTCACAGGAAATGACCTCGCCGTTAGGCGTGACGATCTTTTTACTGCCGGAGCGGGGCTTTTCGATGTAATAGCGCGGGGTGGCGTCACACGGCATGGACTTCCCTCCGGGTGTTCTGATCCAGACGATAGCCGCACCGCAGCCTTTGCAGGTAGATGCTCTCATTCGTCGGTCGCCTCCCCGAAAAGCTCATGTGTTCCGTCCTGGAGCGCCTTTTCATCGTCGGACATCTCGTAGCCCAGCTTGACGAGCAACGCATAGATACGGTCCAACTTCTCGTTTTCCTCGTGCTTCATGGTGTAGCTGTTCCAGTAGCTGCGGAAATAGCCATCGGATTTGCCATCACCCAGGCGCGCATAGATCATTCGCAGGAGCGCCTTTTCGGGCGTCTTGCCGATCGCGTCGGTCACGGCCTGGAGCGTAAATGCGGCATCGTCCTCGCCGCCCTCGTCATCTTCGGCAAGGGTCTCGGCGCCGGTAGCCTGCGCGATTTCCTCTTCGGTGAGCCAACTGGTATCGTCCCAGTATTCGGCGTAGGCCCACAGCGCTACGATGTCCACAAGGTGCTTTTTGATGGCAGCTGCGGAAACGGTAGCCACGAAGTCGGCGCGAAGCTCGTAGGCGCGGGCGGTTGCTTCGGACAGCGCCTTTTCGGCAGCATTCTTTCGTTCCTGATTCATCTGCTCCTCACGCTTTTTTGCTTCCTCTTCTGGAGTGAGGGTGGTCGGTGCGTCCTTGGTCATCAGCGTGATATAGTACGTTTCGACGATGAAGAAATACTCGACGGTATCTGCGTCCTCCGGGCGTTCTACATTGACTTCGCTGTTGACATAGAAGCTCCTGACGAACTTATAGCCGGTTCTGTCGGTGACCTGCGTCGCAAAGGAGCTTAACCGCTCCACCCACGAAGCCCTACGCTCGTCCGCGGCTTCGGCGTCGATGGCCTGTTTCAGCTTGTACTTGAAATTATCGGTACCAATAAAATCGAGCATTTCATTCTTGCGCTCCGGGCTTTTCAGCTTGTCCAGCTCCATGTACTCGAAAAGGCTGACGCCGCGCTCCTCGGACTTCTTGAATTTGTCCTTATCCAGCTCCAGGAGCTTCACACGGCGCCGGACAGTGGTGGCGGAAAAGCCGGACTTTTCCGCGATGTCCTCGACGGTATCGCCCATATCAAGCATCATCTGGAAGCCCTGCGCCTGCTCGTAGACCGTCAGATCGGACCGCTGCATATTCTCCGTGAGCATCGTACTCAGCTGCTCCCGCTCCGACATCTCGACCACGACGCAGGGAAGCTCCTCCAGACCAGCCAGCTTTGCGGCCGCAAGACGGCGGTGGCCGATGATGACGCGGTAGCTTTCTCCGTCCCACTTCTTTGTGAACAACGGTGAGGTTTTGGAGTACGCCGTTGACCTTGATGCTCTCAGCCAGCTCGGTCACATCGCCCAGGTCCTTACGGGGGTTATCGGGATGCTTCCACAGTTTACTGACCGGAATGTACTTGATTTCTGCCATAAAATGCTCCTTTCTTATGCCGAGCTTTGCCCCTCGGCTGGGACTGTTTATTATCTTCGGCTCATGCCGTTCACGCGGCACCAGTGCCGCTGGGCCTGCTTCTTCCTCGCGGTGCGGCAGGCCGCGCAGAAGCGGTTTTCCTTGCGCTCGTAGAAGGTGCCGCCGCACCGTGCGCAATACTGAGGCTGAATACGCCGGAATGCTGTGCAGCTGTCGCAATCCGTACACCCTGCGGAGCATCCGCCAATGTCGTCCCAATTCATGCACATAAACCGCTGCCAGTAAGGATCATAGCCGAGATCGTTCATGCGCTTACGAAGGACCGTTGCCAGCGCGGATAGGTCGCGCCTGACCTGATGGCGGGTGCGGGAGATATAGAAGCCATGACGGACGTCCATTTCCGGCGCACCGTGCCCCCACGCGCCATCACCGAGCATTTCCCGCACCTTGTCGGCGTTCTCGGTCAGATAATCGTTGTAGACCTTGGATCGGACGCACTTTTCGGAACGGCCGACCGCCTTGCCTATGGCAGCGTAGCTGTCGCCGTGGCGGATGCCGTCTGCCAGTATTTCAAAATCCTCGCTGGTCCATGTGCCACGCTTGCCGGTCAGCTCCATCGAAACGGGGCGGTCCTTGATGCCGAGGTCACGGCAACGGCGCGCGATCGCACCGTGAGAACGATGCATCATCTCGGAAATTTCTGCCCATGAGTACCTGTGCTTACTGAGCAGCATCTTCAGCCGAGAGTCCTCGTCCTCTCCCCACGGGTCTTTCCTCTGAATGGCGTATGCCTCAAAGTCTTTCTTGCGCTGCTCGGCTACCCAGTCCGGCTCCTCGCCGAGCGCCAACGGCTCCATCTTGGAAAAGTCGATGAAGCTGCGGTATCGCTCGGCCCACTCCCAGAACTCTTCAATGTAGACCACCCGAAAGCTGCAGCGGTTGACCTTTTTTGTGTGGACGGGCAAGCCGCGATTTTCGACCCAGCTTTTCATTTTGTAGCCGTAGGAGCTGCTTCTTCCGTTCACCGCCAGCAGGAGTTGATTTAGCGTGACATACTCGCCAGCCATCAATACCGCGCCTAAACCCAGACGCTGAGCTCTGACCTTGACGGCGTTTGTGGTACGATTGAGTTTCTTTGCGATGGCTGGAACAGAAATCTGCCCCCACTTTTCCATCAAATAATCTTCTTCCTCGGGCTTCCATGTCCGGCTCCCGAGAGGCGGCGGCTGCCGCATTCCGTTCCCTCCCATCAAAATAGAGTGAGCTGGCCGGTTTTCGTTTCCGCCAGCGGTTGAGATTGTTCCGGCGGCGCGGCAGGCGCCGGCGGCTCTGCCGGTACCTGCTCTGCCGCATTCCGGAACAGGAGATCCATTTGCGCCCCGATACGGCGGTAGTGCCAGACATCGCGGAAGTACATCGGCGTGTACCAGACCTGCGGGCCGTCCTTTGGCAGCAGTCCGCGGGCGTCGTAGCTGGTGGACGGCCGCAGGAGCGAGTCGTCAATGACAACATAGCCGGGGCAGCCGAGCAAGCTCAGTTGGATGTAACACATACAACCGGCGAGGAAATCTATGTCCTGCGCCACGAACAACACCGAGGTCTGATAGTTGATATGCTGTCTCCGGCACTCATTGGCAAATGCAACCAGCAGCGCACCGGCTCCGCAGGCTGGGTCGTTCACAGATATCCAGCCCTGCTTTTCTATCCGCGCCGTCATATCAGGCGCATAGGTCATCGCGGACATCGCCCTGCAGACACTGTACGGAGTGAAGAACTGTCCTTTCCATTCGTTTCCGAGGCCGAGTGCCATAAAAAGCTCACCGAGGAAGTCCTGCTCGGGATCGCGCTCCAATTCGGCTACGACCTCAAGCAACATATCTGCAAAGACTTCCAGCTCCTTAGCGGAATACTTCTCTGCGCGGCTGCGGTACATTTCTTCCCTGACCTTGGCCTGCGGGCCTCCCATCGTGTTGGCGATTGCGATGGCCGACATGATGATGAAGTCCTGCCAGATGTCCCAGCGGGAATACTTCCCACTCAGCCCTTCTATGAAGCGGACGATATTCTTCTGACTTTCCCCTCTGATGTGCCGCAGGGCGTTTCCCATGACTTAGCCCTCCTTGTTCGCTGCTTTCAGTTCTGCGGCTTCGCGCAGCTGCGGAGCGACTGACTTAACGGCGGCTTGATACCCGGCGTCATACCCGCGTTTCCACACGCGGCTGAGGTAGGCCGCAAGCGTCGCCTTGTCCATGTGCTTGATTGTCTTGTAATCCTCGCGGCGCATCTGACCGGCAAGCTGCAGATCGTGCGCGGTATGCTTATTGGCATTTACGGTCGGCATCAATCTTCACCGCCTTCCGTGTCGTCAGGCTCGTCGGTAGGGAGGACCTCGCGGCCATCGGAGCCGTTATACGGACCGACGACACCCAGCTCCTCCAGTGCGTCAATCAGGCGCGCAGCCTTTGCGTAGCCAACGCTCATACGGCGTTGCAACAGCCCCACAGTCGCTTTATTCTCTGCCCGAACAATGGAAATGGCCTGCTGAATGTCGGGGTCGTCCAGGTCAACCTCGGGGCCATCCTCGCCCTGCATATCCCCCTCGTCCTCCGGCTCCTCGTCGGTATCGCCAGCCTCGTCCTCGTCAATGACCGGCATGAGGCCGCTGCGCAATGCGTTCTTTTCCAGCACATCGCGGAAAAAATACTGCTGCCAGTAGGTAATCATCTTCACCAGAATGGACTCGATCTTGGTGCGGAGCGTCTTGCTGATGGTAAAGGTGCCGCCCGTTACCTTCGTGTCCAGACCGCCGTCCTCGAAGATCCAGGACATGGAGGCGTCGGGGCTGCGGTAGCCGACCTCCTCGACGTTCTCCAGCATGGAAATCTGTGCGTCCATGCCCTGTACGGGCTTGATGGTAAAGATGATGGGGTATCTGTCTTTTTCAAAGCGATAGACGAGATCGTGCTCATCGCACAGGCCCTGCATCTTCTTCTTTTGGGCTTCATACATGGAAATTTCGCTCATGGTGGTAACTCCTTTCAATTCAGTTGAGCAGGAGCAGCGTGCCATTCCACGCCGTCTGCACTTGATATTTCTCCAAGTCGGCCTCCGTCACATACTTGCGGCCGAAGTGGTCTTTCATGGTCTTCCAGATGTCCCAGGGGACGCAATAGACCATGCCGGAACTGAAACCGGCGATGACAAAGCAGCGAGCGCCGAGCGCCTGATGCCTGTCCATATAGTCCTGCTGGCTCTGGAGGACGCGGCTCTGCTCCATTCGGTCGGCGGCGGTGAATTTCGCCTCGAACATGACCGTCCTGCCGCCCTTGATAGTGCCTTTATAGTCCGGCTGTGCCTGCTTTTCGTAGTAGGCGATGAACTTGCCATTGCCGAGATTTTTCGTGGGGTGCATCGGCTCCGGCGTCTTTTCGATGATCGCAAAGCCTTTCTGCGCGTAGTAGGCAAAGGAATCGTCGATGCGGCTTTCAAACTGCTTGCCGCGGGCTTTTGCGATCTTGCCGAGCAGCTGGCGCTTCGGGCCTTTCTTCTCAGTCATGAGAGATACCCTCCCAGCCATAGTCCGCCGGCGAACATTCCCAGCCCGATGCAACCTTGCCGGAGTATCTGGCTCATGGAGATAAGGTCGCAATCGCTGGCGCCGGCAGTTCCGAGGGCCAGGAGGAAGCCGAGCGCGGCGATGATGCCGCAGGCTTGCCGAAATCTCTTTCGCGTCATGCTCGTTACCTCCAGATGTATTCGCGGCAGAAGATGTGATCTCCGATCTGCCCCCATACGCGGTCGTTCTCTCCATTGCGGGAGAAGAAAACCACATCGGCGTCAAGGATCGTATCTCCATACAGAGCGCCGTTGATGGCGTCATACTGCGCTTGCGTCGGCGTCGCGGTGCTGACCGCGTAGATGGTGGAGAA